ATCCAACCACCGTTTCCGCCGCTGGTGGGCACACGCCAAGCGGCATCACCTCCACAAACGGCAACCATTACCACCAGACGTATCAGGGCGATCTGACACCGGCCGGCGTTGACTACTCAGGCGGCGAAGAGCCGCGCAACGCGCTGCACGCTGGCGAAGCCTCGTATTCATCCAAGCGCACCAGCGCGGACGGTGACCACTCGCACGGTTTGGTGATGAACGCTGTTCCGGATCATGACCACGTCGTCACGATCCACGCAACCGGGGGCAGTGAAACCCGGCCAGTCAACATTGCCTTCTTTGCATGCATTAAATACTGAGGTCCGCCATGGAAACCAAAATTGTCTATCAGCTAGATGCTCTGGGCATTTATGTCGGGCAGGCCGTCGCGGATTTGTCACCACTGGAGGACGGTGTGTGGTTGATCCCGCGAGACTGCGTATCCACAGCACCCCCGACCGTGCCTAAAGGCAAGGCAGCGCGCTGGGACGGGCGCCGCTGGAAAGTCGTCGAGTCCTACCAGGGGCTGCTGGCCTACAACACCATAACCCGTGAGGCGGTCGCGATCACTCAGCCCGGTCCATTGGCAGAGGGTTACACGCTCGATGTACCTGGCCCTGGGCAGATATGGAAGGACGGACAGTGGGTAGATGACCAAGCCACGGCAATGGCCAACCTTTTCGCCAGCCGCATGGCTGCCGTGAATAGCGCCTGCCAGCTGACGATCATCGGTGGCATCTGGTCCAGCGCTTTAGGCACGCCGCACCAGTATGCGACCCAGCTGGAGGACCAGTTGAACCTCACCGGGTTGATCCTGCGCGGTATCGGCGGCGGCTATCCGTGCACTGACGAAACCGGGGTCAGGGACTACCTCGATCACAGCGCCGCGCAGTTGAGTCAGATCGGCGACGAGTTCACTACGTTCAAGATGGCCGCTTTGACCAAAGCCAACGACCTAAAAGCCAAGCTGGCCGAGGCGTTGGCCGCTCACGACTTGGTCGGATTGACTGCACTGACTTGGGCGGCACAGCCTTGAACTGGTCGGCTGTGAAACTGCGCTGGCCCGAGGAAAGCACGGCCTGGCTCAACGATCTGGCGGAGTCGCAAGGGCTGGCGGGGCTGGAACTCGACAGTACTCAGGGGCGCGTGGCCGCTTTGGCATCTCTTGCCACGACTTCACCCGGGCCAGTTGGTGCTGCAGCGCTGCAGGTAGTGAGCGCCGGCCGTGATGCGTTGGCCAGCGCCTTGGGCGAACCGCCGCTGTGCCTGGTCGTGACGCCCTTCCAGAGCGGAGTCGGGCAGGGGACCAGTTACCAGCGCTACCTGTCGGCGCCGAACTTGCTGCAGCACATGGGCGCAAAGCTGGAAGACATCAGCGACGACAACCGACCGACTGAATCGCAGTACGCGCTGGTGCTCATTTTTCTGGCAACCCGCTACGACCAACTGGCGACCACGCTTGAGGCCTTCAATGCGGTGTTGCCAATGAAAGACCTGCAGCGCGCCCAACGTCGAGCCGCGAGCCTGTTCGACCTCGATGCCGACAAATGGGAATTGCCGTCCGCCGGCACGCTGCCGTTGTGGGACAAGCTGCCTCTTGATCGTTGCACCGTGACCAAAGTAGCGGCGCAAACGATGTCCGGGCAGCTATCTGCCTTGGAAAGCTATGCCGACAGCACGCCCCTTGGCGATCTGGCAGCGCTGGCCAGCCGCAAAGCCGACCAGGCTAAAACGCTGGCGCAGAATCTGGCCGATCTCAAAGCTCAGTTCATCGACAGCACGGCGAGCAGCACCATGCAGGCGCGGCTGATTGGTCCAGGCAACAACGCCGAGCTGCGTCAGCAACTGCTGGCCGGCGATGCACCAGGACATGAATGGCCGTTGTCCGCCGGCGTCATGCTGGTGGGCTCCCTGCCGGGACTGTCGTTCGTGCGGGAGTTGGTGGGCCTATGACGATGCTGCTTGATGGTCAGGAAGTCCGGGGCAAGGGCATGAAGGTGACGGCGAATCTGCGAATCGAAAGCGATGACCTGTCGGGACAGACCAGCAACACCGAGTCAGCCCACAAGGGGTTCAAGCCGAAAACGCTGACGGTTTCGCTGCAGATCCGCTATGCCGATAGCGACCAGCTGCGATCGCTAATGAGCCTGGCTGAGGCCACGGAATCCGGTGGCCAGTTGAAGACCTATCGCGTGGTCAACGACACGGCGGCTGCGTTCGGTGTGCGGCAGGTACAGTTCTCCGACGGCGTCAGTGCGCGTGAAGACGACACCCTGAGCCGCTGGCAGGTCCAGTTCACGCTGAGCGAAAAACTTTCCAATCCAGAGAGGGTGGAGAGCCGCCGTGCTGCAGCGGACGTCAATCAGCAGAGTGCATCCGGACAAGCTGTTGGCGAAGGCGCAAGCGGCGGCGCCGCCGCCGCCGCAGGCAACGGGCTGACAGGTTTCGAGGCGGTATTGAAACGTGTCGACGATTACCTGGGCGGTGCGTCATGAGCATGAAGCTGAACAAGGTGCTGACGATCGCAGGCACGGTATATCCGCTGGTGAAGGACGACGTTCGATTGGACATCCGCAGTCCAGGACGCGCGACGCTGACCATCCAGGCGACGGTACCGGTGTCCGGACTGGTCACGCTCGATGTCGGCTACAACGACAATCCGCTGCAGCGTCACTTCATCGGCTATGTCGAGCGTTGCACGCCTTCGAATGCGGTTGAGCAGCTGCTGTTCTGCCGAGAGCTGGCCGCGATCCTCGCCGCGCCTCTGCCACTGAACCTTCGCCATGCCGATCTGCGCACGGTCCTGGGCGAAATCAACCAGAAAACCGGGCTCACGTTTCGTGTACCGGATCAGCCTTACGCCAAGGTAAAAGCACCGTTCTTTTACAGCCTCGGCGCCGGGTATCTCGCCATGGACAGCATGGCAAAAGTGTTCGGCATTGCCGATTTCATCTGGCAGCAACAAGGCGACGGCGAAGTATTCGTGGGCAGCTGGGCCGACAGCTTTTTTGGTGCTCGATCTGCTCTGCAGCTGCCGGTTGAGCTGTTCGACGATTACCAGGGCAACCACAGCGCAGTCATTGCCGCGCTGCCCGGTCTGCGCCCTGGTGCAACCATCAATAACGGCGAGCGCGTGACCAACGTGGCTTTGTCCGGCAACCAAATGGCGATCCGATGGAAGAAGTAATCCGCCGTACTGTCGAGCGCGAGTTCCCCGAGCTGACCGGCGGGTACCACCTGCCGCGTTTTGGTCGGATAACAGGCATCGCTGACGCGCCAGCAGGCGCCGGAATCTGCGACGACTTTAGGCCTCGATTCGCCGTCGACGTTGAAGTGCTGGGACCGGATGGCGAGCCAGACGCAGAGCTGCCGTTGCTGGCCGGCGTGCCGCTGCCAATGCCGATGGGCGGTGATGAAATGGGATTCTTCGCGTTCCCGGACGAAGGCACGACGGTCGTGGTGTGCTTCGCCTATGGCCTGCCGCACAAGCCCTATATCCAGACCATCCTCCCGCACGGTCTGAGTCTGCCCAAGGTGCCCAAGGGCGACCAGGTCTGGCAGCACAGCGATCTGGCCCAGCAGCGAGTCGATGCCGGCGGCAACTGGCTGCGCTCCACTGATGGGCGAATCAGGGATGAGTCGATCGACCGCGAAGTGCAGAGCCTGACGAACACCGAGAAACACCAGACCAGCACAGTCGACGTCGATCACCACTCGACCGAATCGGTCGGGGGCACCAAGACGATCGAGGCGCTGGGCGCGCTGAAACTGCTGTCGGGCGGATCTGCAAGCCTTGCCGCCATCGATGACCTACACCAGGCCACCGGGCGTGACCTCAACCTGGCCGTGGCACGCAAGCTGAATTCAGCGGTGGGTGGCGACCTTCTGGAAAGGATCAAAGGCGCACGCCGCAGCATCGCCGCCAAGACGTGGCTCGGCTCCGAATCGGTGAACGTGCTGCAGGTGCTTTGCGACCTGATCGATCTGGTCATTGAGACCAACACCCAGCTGGTAGGCCATACCCACGGGCCATCGCCGGTACCCACCAACGCCGCAGCATTCTCAACCAATGTCCTCAAGGGCACGCTATTGAATGGGCAACTGAAACCCATCACGGGAGCTTGATTTTGGAATTAAAGAATTTTTTTGTTCAGGATGACCAAGGCAATCTGCTCCCTGGTGCGACCTGCTATCTGTATGAGCGCGGGACTGAGAACCTGGTCAACCATCTGATCCGGCCCAACGGCTCCGAGCTGTTGAACCCGTTCACCACTGGCGCAGATGGTCTCGCCCAGTTCGCGGCGGCGAACGGCTCCTATGATTTGAGGGTGGTGAGCGGTCAGCGCGATTATCGCATTCACCTGCAGTTCAATGACGTCAACGAAGACCTGGCAGAAGCCAAGGATTCGGCGGATCGAGCAGAGCTTGCCCGTGATGCAGCTCAATTATCCGCCGGCCTCTATCCCGATGTGGCGTCGGGCATCGCTGGCACTGCTGACGGCAAGTATTTCAGCGTGCCAAGCCTGGACTCCAAGGAATACCTGATTTTGTACAAGCGCCAGGGCGATGCGGCGCAAGAGATCGATCGTTACCCGAATGCGGCGGCCATCTCCAGCATGGCCAACCTCGTTCAGTCTTTCGCATCGCCTTCGACGCTGGCCGACGATCTGGCGCACACGTTCGAGGATGGCAACGGATTCATCCTCGCCTGGATTACTGCAGCGCGCCGGCTGATGTTGAAAGGCGGCGTAGACGTCGGATCTGGGCTGTTCACCGAAGGCCCCAACGGCCTGGAACTGAACGATCCGAACGGATTCACCATCGCCAACCTCGGCCTGCAGGAGTCCAGTGTCATCGGGATGAAGGTCAAGCGCAGCACCGGCGGCGGTGTGGAGTTCGGCGACGAAGCTGGGTTCGTGGCGGCCCGCATCGGCATGGAACAATCGGTCATCAATGGTCTGACGGTCACCACCCGACTGACACCTGGTATCGAGTTCACCGACGAGAACGGTTTCCTGCTTGCCCGATACGACAACGACCCGGTGCCGATTGCGGCTACTG